GGCTATCAATTCCCGGTCTGATGAGTTTAAGTGTGCTGTTGGTCCCATCTTCAAGCTAATAGAGGAGGAGGTATACAAGTTGCCTGCCTTTATAAAGCACGTCCCTGTAGCCGAGCGCCCTGATTATATAATGGGTCGCCTACATCGTGAAGGAGCTAAATATCTCGCAACTGATTACACGGCTTTTGAGTCGTTATTTGTCGAGAAATTGATGACCGCCTGCGAGTTTGAGTTGTACTCGTACATGACTGAATTCCTGCCAGAAGGGGAAAATTTCATGCGCCTAGTTCGAGAGGTGTTGGGCGGCGAAAATTTGTGTGTCTTTAAACGCTTCCGTGTTCGGCTGAATGCCACGCGGATGTCTGGGGAGATGTGCACCTCATTGGGCAATGGGTTTTCAAACCTGATGTTCATGTTGTTCACCTGCAAGGAGGCAGGTTGTACTGAGGTGGAAGGCGTGGTTGAAGGGGACGATGGTCTCTTTACCATGATTGGGAACCCCCCCAAAGAAGAGGACTTTGCCCGTTTGGGCTTAGTTATAAAAGCAGTAGAACATGACACAATTGCTACTGCTTCCTTTTGTGGTATAGTATTCGATCCGATAGACAGGATTAATATCACAGATCCCGCTAAGGTTCTTGCGAACTTTGGCTGGACCCAACGAATCCACAATCGGGCACGTCAATCGAAGTTGACGGGCCTATTGCGTTGTAAGGCACTTTCTTATGCATATCAGTATCCTGGCTGTCCTATAATACAGGAGCTCGCGGCATATGGTCTAAGAGTAACTGGGAGAGTTACCAATTCTAAAGCGCTTGAGCTATTAAGCCAGAAAGGAGTTGACTCGCACCGGCGTGCGATTGTCAACGCCGCTGTACTCCAAGGGAACATACCTTGGAAGGAAACGGGTTGGGCGACCCGAATCCTTGTTGAGAAACTGTACGGTTTCACCGTGGAGCAGCAGCTTCACATAGAGGCGTATTTGCGCTCTCTAGATACACTTCAACCCCTGGACGATCATGTCCTTGTAGCAAAATTACCCCTTTTGTGGGGAGACTATTTCACACGTTATGCTCACGTCACTGATAGGTTGGATGATAATCTGGAGTTTCCAGCAACGCAATATCACAATTACCCGGGATTCCGGGAAGAGTGGGTGGATACTTTGCCTTCGTCGACCATGCGAAGAGGAGTAGGAGGCTTATCTTTAAAGTCCCAGAGCGCCACGTCGGCTGCTTTCAACAAAACAAAGAAGACCGGTTGTTAGACTTACGTTAGATCTA